AAGTACACAAGCTGCTACAGAACCTTTATTACCTTTGTTCATATTATAATTAATATAAACAAAAAAAAATAAAAAAAAAGACTATTTAATTACTTAATTAATTGTCTTTTCTGATTTTAAAAGTTTTATCAATTTTTATTTTCTTTTTTCTTTTAATACCAGCAATCTGTTGAACTTCCCAATTTAATCTCAAATTATTATCACATACTTCAACACTACTACATTTAAGAATAACTACTACTTCATTACATTTTTCTAATTTTTTTTCATCCATTGGATTACCTTTTTTATCATAAATCTCAACATCGTCTACTAATGGGAAATTAGATACCATCATTGGAGCTTCTCCTAAAACTTTACTAGGGAGAATACAAGTTCTGAACATATTTTTTTTTATTGATATATATTCTTTACTTGACACATTCAATTCTGAATCTTTAAAAATATTACACACATCTGTTTCTATTTGATTAATAAGTTTATAGAATTCTCTACATCCTCTATTATCTTTACTGTTTTTAAATCTAAGTAAAATATCGTGTTCATCCATATGTGTTTTTTCCATAATACAACTTTGAACGTAAAGATTTCCGTGACCATTTAATACTTTCCCATAGTATTTATAGCCATCTTTTACAAAATCTTCTATAACAACATTAAATGATTCATTAGTAGAACAAACAATACTCATATACTAAAACCAATGACTTTTGTTTATTCTAAAAAACGCAATTATTCATCTCTGAAAGCAAATCCCTTAACAACAGGCTGAGACATTTCTTCGTTATTTTCAGATAACATTATCTGTTGTACTGTCCAATCTATTCCCATAACATTTGGATCTCTAGCTATCCATACTCCATCTAATTTAATTAAGAAAGAAGCATTCATCCTATTAGTAATTTCTTTAAAATTAATGCTTTCTTTGTCTTTATCAAAAGCATCAACACAAGGTTCACCATTCTTATACATAATTTTCATTTGGAATAAATCACTGTATTTTTCATTAGTAGAAGGTCTTAATCCTTTATAAAATTTACTTAGGTTAGGATTAATTTCTTCAATTTCTTTTTTAATAAATTTTTCAATTTCTTTTATTTTTTTATGAAAACTTTTCATCTTTTTAATATTTTTTTCACTTCCTATATCTCTAAAGCTAGTTGTAATATTACCTGTGAAAGGAGTACCATCATTAGACTTTTTTTCTTGGGGAGAAAATGGAATATACATAATGGGAGTTTGTAGGACTAAATTAGAATAGTCTTCACTTCCTGACAAAGGGTAAAAGAATGGTATTTTTTTTTCAGTAGCTGAACCTTTTTTAATTTTTTCAACATTAACATTTTTAGCAAAAAAAACTTCTTTTATTGACATGATAAATATCATATACTCAGTTTCTTAAATCAGTTAAAACTTCTTTTGCGTGAAAATAAAATGAAGAACACCTTGCGTTAGACCACAATCCACTAGTTTCCATTAAAATTTTAATTCTACATTTAGTATTTAGTTCACCGTAACTTATTTCTTCCTTATTAGCATTAAAAAAAGTTGTTGAAAAATTGCTATATCTTGATGGTATTTTTATTTTAAATGTGTCCCCAGACATATCATGAGAAAAGAGAGGAAGTTCTAATGTTTTTATTGAATATTCTTCTATAAAATCAATAATTTCTTTTATTTCTTTTTTAAATTTTTTCTTTTTTCCTATATAAACTTCTATGAAGTATTTTCCATCTTCCTTTACAATTTGTTTAAATATTAAAGTAGGAGTTGTTATTCTAAGTGGGTCACCATTATCGTCAAGCACTAAATAATGTTTCCCTATAGATTTATCTGAAGTTTGAATAATCCTCATCAGTTATTGATAACTGCCTTTAAATATATTATTATTCTTAAACGCAATATTGTATTCTAAACTCCTAGAACCTTTAGAACTCTTATTGATAGGTCTTTCTAATGGGACTGGTAAAGTTGAAGCATCTTTATAATACAATAAATACTGGTCTATACTTGATAATATTTCTTTAACACATTGTTGTATAACTGATTGATTTAATCTTGCAAGTCTATCTCTCAGTGGAATATTAACTCCTCCTCTATTACCTCTACTATTAGGATGTGAAGGGTTAGGTAAAGAGCCTGACAAAGCATATTCATAGACGTTTTGCATAATAAGAATTATTTTTTCTGTCGATTGTTTAGAAATATCAACACCCTTAATTCTTTTAACTTCTTCTATTATTCTTCTGTGTAAATATTCAATATTGTCCTTTGAAAAAAAGAAATTACCCATAGTTTCTTCCCATCTTAGATTTTTTTTATAATGATTGCTATAAGGGTTTTGTTTTCCATTTGTTTCCCATTGTGTATTAGACCAATCCGTAGCAGGAGCATTAACACCTATACTAGACATATAATCATCATCAACAAGATTTTTAAACTGTTGATTAATATTTGTATTTGGTATTGGTTCTCCTTTTTTTTCGTTTTCAAAGTCTTGATAAGACATATTTGAATTAGAAAAGTGACTATAATTTGTACTCATTACTTATTACATATAAAATAAATTAAAAGTATTTAAACTTATAAAATCATAATATTTTATGAATACACACAAAATATTACTCAAAGAATCAAGAAGTGACAAAAGAACAAATTTCTTTAGTGTCCACGAAAAAAAAGAGAAAGAAATACTTGAATATTATAAAACACTTCCTTCTTTGGAAAAAAAGTTAAAAAAGTTTAGAAAGAATAAAAAAACTCCTGAAAGTGAATTAAAAAGTTTAGAAAAAGAAATAGAAGACATAAAATCTCAAAAATTATTGAATGAATATCACCTTAAATTAGCAACTTATTTGGATCAATATGTTCATGCTGATAAGAATAAAAAAGTGAAAAAAATAAAAAAAGGAATGAATAACTATGTAACTAGTGAAGGAATAATAGATAAAAATGAAATTCTAGAAAGATTTCAGTGTAGTATAACAGGTAGTGTATATGTTGATTATAAAGCTCCTAATTTAAAAGAATTATTAACTTGCCCAGACTGTGAAGGGAAAATGTTTGTTAATAATACTAAAGGTTCAGCTATATGTGAAGAATGTGGATTTTCTAAGAGATATCAAGATGATACTCAATTAAACACCTGGTCAGATGAAGTAGGTCCCGTAAATCAATTTGCGTATAAAAGAATCAACCATTTTGGGGATTGGTTAGCTCGTTTACAAGCAAAAGAAAGTACAATTGTACCTAGAGAAGTTATTGATCAACTTTTATTAGAACTTAAGAAAGCAAGAATTACAGACACTTCCCAGATTACTAATTCATTAATTAAAAGTCTCCTTAAGAAACTTAGACTTAATAAATATTATGATAACGTTACAAATATTATTACAACTATATGTGGTAAAAAAGCTCCTAAAATGACAAAAGAATTAGAGGAAAAATTGAAAGTTATGTTTAATAAAATACAAAGACCTTTTGAAAAACATAAACTCCCAGGAAGAACAAATTTTTTATCATACAGTTTTGTACTTCATAAAATGTGCCAATTGATAGGTGAAAAAGATCCAAGTGTTCTTGAATTTTTAAAATGGTTTCCTTTGTTAAAATCAAGAGAAAAACTATTTTTACAAGATAAAGTTTGGAAAAATATATGTTTAGAATTAAAATGGACGTACTATCCTTCTATTTAATTTTTTAAAGCTGCTCCTTCTATTTGTCTTTCAATAAATCCTATCCCTTTATCCAAAAGACTTCCTTTACCAAACTGTGGACTGTAATATGCTAAATAATAAGAAATAAAACAACATAACAATGCTATCAAAAATTTAATATTACTAACAATACATTTAATTTTTTCAATATCACCCATTTGAACAAGTCTACATTCTTTTTCTATATTCATTATAATATCAATCGTATAATTTATAAAATATAAAAATGTTAACCAATAAACACCAGTTGACAAATGTCTTAATACCATTTAATATAAATAAATATAAAAAAAAGAGTACAAATTAATTTATAATGAGTGATAAACAGCAACATTTCGACCCTTTAGACAAACTTTCCGATGAAGAACTAAAAGAAGCTTATAAAAAAGCAGATAGAAAACTTATTGAAGAAATGGACCATAGAGCAGAGGTTAATCTTGCAACAACTGAAACACAAGTTCCTAATCAAACTCATGTGGTTATCAGTTTCGTTGGTAAAGATTGCAGACAAAGAGCACATTTTTCTAATAAAGAAAATGATTCTTTAGGTATGAAAATTTATGGAGCATTCCCTAATAAAGAAGATGCTGCTCGTCACGCAGAATTGCTATCGAAACAGGAAGAAAACAAACCTTTCGATATTTATGTATGTGAAATGTATAACTGGTGTTTAATTCCTCCTAATCCAGAATTAATAACAGACCAAGTTTACCAAGAAAAGAAACTTAATGAAATTATTACTGGATACAAACAAAGTCGCCACAGGGCAAAAGAAGTTTTCGATATGAGAAAACTAAAACTAATGGGTAACCCAGATGTCAATAAATCTGAAGAAGCAAAAGCAGTAAAGGATGAAGTTAAACCTTCTATGGAGCCAGTAGAAAAATTACCAGCTTTTTCAGTAAAAGATGTAACTGCATCTCCATCAGAATTAATGGACGATATGGAAAAAGGTAACCCTAAAGAATAATTTATTTTACCTTTTTAATAGTGATAGCGTTCTTTTTCTTGATTCCAAACTTTTCATTTTTTTCTTCTGATTCATGTCTTTTGTTGTAATTTTTTTTACTCCATTTCCATAACTTTTTACCACCTACCTTAAATTTTTTGATAGGAAACTTAGCTTTATACCAATACACTACATCTTCTATTTTATTACTTTTACTAGAATTGTCAAGAACAAGACATTCGTAATTTTCAGTACATGCTGTCATAGCCGTTTGAAAGCTATCAAATGTAGGGAAAATTCCGAAAAAACTTTTATACAATTTTTCCCTGTTTTGAATAACAGGTTCCCTTAAAACAAAAACATAATCGCAGTTAGCTCTTAAATCTGGAGGGAGATCCATACAATACTGCATTGTTAACAAAAATAATATTCTCCAATGTCTTCCGTTCATAAAAATACCTCTAATGTCTTTACTTCTCATATTTTTTTTATCATACATACAATCATCTAGAAGAATGAAGCAAGATTTATCTCCTTTTCTTGTTTTATCCTTAATAGCTTTTCTTTGTCCTTGAATTAAATTATGAATGACGTCAGCATTGTAATCATCATAAATAAAAATGTCTGGTACATATTTACCATAAAATTCACATGATTCTTCTGTACCCGACATAACAACCCCCATAGGAGTGTCTCTACAATGATACAATATATCTGCTATTAAGCAAGTTTTCCCAGTTCCTCTTTTTCCTATAATAACGCATGTTGGAGGTCCCCCTTTAGATTTTCGTTTATCGTTCAACCACGAAGGTTTAAACTTTTTTAATTTAAGGTTCATGGACATTAATTGTACTAAATAACTTTTTTTCTTCCTTATTCCGCAAGTGGGCTATCGAAAGGTTCCTGTAAGAGACTGAATCTACCTCGTTTAGAATTTTTATACTCATTAGTGAAATAATAACCAACGAACCCGGCAACTAAACCAGGTAATACTACTGTAACTGCCATCTCGGTTCTCGAAAATGTCTTTTTGTCGTTACATTTTTCTTGATATGTTTTACTACCGAATGAAATAACTAAAAAAAGGATAAAAGCAATAATATAAGGAGATTCTTTGTAATCTAACATTACGTATGACGTACACTTTATTTTTATTCAAAAAAACGAAATTATAAAAAAGAAAATTTCTTTGTATTTGGAGAAACACTTGATGACGTACCTTCTTTTTTTATGTTAAAAGTATTTTGGAAAGGGTTATTATCTATTTGTTCCTCTCTAGGATTAGATTGTTGTACAGGTTCTTGTACAGGTTCTTGTTGCTGAAGAGATTGTATAGGTTGGTCAGTGACACTAGATAGTTTATTAAGAGATTTGTCGTCTAAGTCATCCAAAGGAATATCTTTTTCATCTTCATCCTCGTTTTCTTCGTTTTCCTCTCCTTCTTCTTCTCCTTCTCCTTCTTCTTCTTCTTTTTCTATTTCATTTAATACTTGATCTATTTTTTCATCATCATTGTTATCTTCTTTATCATCAATTTCTTTTTCTTCTTCACCTTCTTCTTCGTCATCTTCTTCGTCGTCTTCTTCGTCATCTTCTTCTTCTTCGTCTTCTTCTTCTTCTTCGTCTTCACTTTCTTCTTCACCTTCTTCATCACTTTCTTCATCTCCCGATGAACCAAATCCCCCAGTTAAATATTCTTCAAGAACTTCTTGTACTGGTAACATATCTGACACAGATGATTCTATTTTTTCTCTTATTTTACCCATTCTCAAATTTCTATTATTTTCGTTCTTATGAAATGATTTATGATTATGGTAATAATGAGGTTCATAATAAAAAAACTTTGCACATGCAGTATAAATTTTATGTATAAAAATGTTAGTAGTAGGGATTTTGATTTTAATATTTTTACTATTTCCTTTAAGTTTTATAGCAGCAAGAATTTTAACGTTACTGACAAAAACTGCTGTTAAAAGATCCATTAAAAATGGACATATCTTCTTAATTCTATCTGATTCGTTATTAAGTAGTGTATCATTCCACGTAGGGATAGCTTTGCAAAAAATTTGATAATTTCTTAAAACAGAAGATTTTTTAGGGTCTTTAGAACGAGTCTGTTCTAGAGCATCTTTATAAATAGATACAAACCCTTCATCAATTAAAGGACATAAATAATAACACAATTGATTTGTATATTCGTCCCTAGCAGCAACTAATACATTTGCGTCAATTTCTTTGCTAGTCATGATATAATTAACGTTTATTAATAAATTATAATTTTTTCGCAATAAAAATATTGTTTATTAACAGGATGAGTAAATGTACTTTAAAAAAAGATAAAATAATAACTTGGAAAGTAGATAAAAAAGATTGGGCTGAACTTTATGGATTGTTGTATGATAACCAAGAATGGGCTGGAGATATATCTTTTGGGTATACTACATGTAGTAAAAAAGGATGTAGTAAAAGAGGAAATGTAGAAAAACCTTCAGGTGGAGGTAAAGATTCAGTAAAAGCTCCAGATACCCTTGTTAATTTTCATACACATCCAGTATCTTGTTATTTAGATGAAAAAACTATTATTGGGTGGCCTAGCGGAGAAGATATGAGAGAATCAGTTCATTTTGGATTAAGAGGTAATGCAGCTCACTTAGTTTTAACTATGGAAGGGACGTACGTCATACAGGTTAATCCTCAACTTCTCAAAGTTTTGAAAAAAATGGAAACAAATTTTGATCGTGGGCTAGCTATTAGTTGTATGGAATCTTATTTTAAAGCAACACATGCATTCAGAACAGTTAGTGCAAATAAAGCATTGGTAGCTGCTAAAAAACCAGTCATTACTCCTGAATTCTTTTGTAAGTTTAGTAATGAATTTAATTTTAAGAATCTTTATGAAAAAACAAATTCATGTACAGCTAGTCTTCCGTGTAATGGAGTACCTCTTCATGAAGGTAAAAAAATATTCACTAATAATTTTTCTAAATATATAGATGATTACGGTATAGAAGTTTATGAAGTAAATAAAAAAGGAGAATCTTTTTCAAACCCGATAACAAAAGTTAGTGAGATAAAAAAACATTTAAAAGGGAAGAAAAATTGTTTTGATAAGGTGTTCTCTAGTAAATTTACTAAAAATAGATTTTACAAATCAGGACAATGGTTTAAGGTTACTTTTTTTGCTAATAAATTCTCTAAAACAATACCATTAAAAAATAATACAACATATATTAACAATATGTATAAATTTTTGCAAGATTGTTATAATAAAAAAGAATCAGTAACAGTTGGTAAAACACCAAGTTTTAAATTTTACGAAACTGAAAATTGTAATAGTAATAAAGACATACAAAAAAGTTATGCAAAGAGTTTAAACAAAAAATAATATTTATAATAATGAAAAGAACTGCAGAACATATGTATTCTAGTCAAGAAGAATATAGACCTTATAAAAGACACAAAACAACTAATGATATTTATGAACTAATGATTAGTCTTGAGAGAAGAATTAGTACAATAGAAAAAATGTGTAGAACAATTTTTGAAGAGTGTAATAGAGTACGTCAAGAAAGAGCTGATTGTCCATTCTATGTTGGTTGAATAATTACGATTATTTGAGCAATACAGATTTTTTAAGAAAAAATAATGTTGTCGATTATTATATATGGCAGCTCCAACGTTATCTGCAGCAACAATAACTCAGGAATCGGGAAAATTCGGTTGGACTGATGTTAATTTCGACCATGGAGTAACTATAAAAGAATTGGCTAACGTTGTTAACGCTAGTGTTTGTTCTTTTGACGCAACAACAAAAAAAATTACAATGAATGGAAGCACTAGTGGTATATTTGGTGCTTTTTATGAAATTGAAATAACAGTTCCTTTTCATTTCTCAGGATTGAAAGGTAATATTGTTGTGAACAAAGAAACTACTAGTGGTTCAGGACCAGATAATTATTACTATCCAACAGATTTATCAACATGGAATCAATCATGGAATGAAATATTTGTAAATGAAAAT